CTGCTAATCTTAGTGAGGGTGAGTTTGTACTTCCTGCTGATGTAGTTAGGTATCATGGTTTAGAAAAGATTATGGGTTTTAGAGACCAAGCTAAAGAAGGTCTACAGAAAATGGAAGACATGGGTCAGATGGGTAATTCAGACCAAGCAACTATTCCAGATGGTGTACCATTTAAAAAGATGGCAGTTGGTGGGGATGTAAGAATACCTACAATGCCAGTAATGCCTTTACCACCAATAGCTCCACCTGCACCAAAAGCTCCGGGTACAGTAACTACTCCTCCGGGTCAACAGGTTGTTAGAGACTCTACTTATCAAAGACCTGTTCAACGAGCACCTCAAGTTGGAGTACCTAAATCTCCTGCTTATAGAGCACCTGAATATAGAACACCTACACAGTCAGAACAGAAACCTACGTATAGAGATTTAATGGGTTCAAACTTTGGACAGCTACAAGATTCTGTTACTAAAAAATATGTGAATCCAGAAACAGGTGAAGAAAGATATATACCCTTTGTAAATGGCAAACCTATATATCCTATACCTGAAGGCTTTGTTGAAGAAGCAATGGCTGAAGCAAAGAAAGATGACCCTGATATAAACAAAGCATTACAGAGTACAAGTGTTAGACAGCAACAAGATGATTCAGGTGATGATGGTGGTATGCAAGAACCTGATACTGCTGAATATAAAGTAGCAAGTAGTCTTATGCAAGATGATGCTTCTTTAAAAGGTGGTTTTCTTCAAGACTTAACTAAAAGTTTAGGTAAACTTACTAAGCTAGGTCCTGTGGGTATGTTTGTAGAAAGTCTTAAAGGTACTCCTGAAATGCGACCGGGATATGGTTTAGCCGAAGCTTTTGAATCAGATAGAACTGTAGGGGAACAAAAGAATAAAGATTCTATAGCTAGAGGAATGGGTTACACATCTTATGATGATGTAGTTAAACAAATAGGAGTAGAGCCTACTTTTAAATTAGGTACAAAACCGGGTGATGTTAGTAGGCAAACAGGTAAAATGTACAACTATGCAGGACAATCTACAGGAGATGATGGTGCTGTAGCCTATTCATCTACTCAAGACTTTTTTAATGCTATGGCGGCTAGTGCCAAGACAGGTTGGTATGGTGGCACTATGACCGAAGATGAAATAAAAAGTTATACAACTCTGGGTGGAAAAAACTATGACCCTAATTGGAGTAGAACTAAAATAGATGCTTTTAATAAAGAAATGGGCATAACATATGGTAAAGATAAAGATGATAGTAAAACTAAAAAAAGTCCTACTTTAAAATCTTTGCCTACTGATAGAGATAAATTATTTACACCAGATGATATAGTATCAACAACACCACCCCCTACTCCTGCTGTTAATCTTTCTGCTACAGGTGCTGATTATTCCGATGATGGTTCAGATACTAGTGATAGTGGTTCAGGTATAAGTGACTCATCACAAGACTATGATACATCAAGCTATGATGGTAGTAATAATGATGATGAAGGAAGTTATGGAGATACTAGTTCAGATGTAGGTGGATGGACTGCTAAAGGTGGTTTTATCAACAAACGAACTATGACTATGAGTAAGACACCACCTAATAAGAAGAAGCGAGGTGGGTTGGCTTCAAGACGATAACCCACATATAGGCTACTTATCCCCCAACATAATGGCTACGATAACCCCAAGGAGAAACTAAATGGCTGAACAAGCTCAAGAGATGGTGGTAGATGCTACACCAAAGAAAAAAGCATTTATGGACAAACCGTCTACTCATGAAGAAAGAATTAAAAAAGACGAAGAAGAACTTAAACAGTTAATGGAAGAACAAAAAGGTGAAGTTAAAACTACTGAAGAAAAAACAGAAGTAGAAATAGAGCCAACTAGTGCTGAAGAAAAAACGTTTAAGAAACGGTATGGTGATTTAAGAAGGCATACTCAAGAAAAAGAAAAAGAGTTTCAGGCACAGTTAGATGAATTAAAAAATCAACTATCTAAAGCTACAAAGAAAGAAATGAAACTGCCTAAATCTGATGAGGACATTAGTGAATGGGCAAAAGAGTATCCTGATGTAGCAGCTATAGTAGAAACTATTGCAACTAAAAAAGCACAAGAGCAATCAGAAGATATAAATAAAAGAATAAAAGAAATAGACGAAAGGGATGCTAACTCTATTAAAGAGAAAGCAGAAGTAGAATTGTTAAGACTACACCCTGATTTTGCAGATATAAGAGAAAGTGATGATTTCCATGATTGGGCAGATGAACAACCTAAATGGATACAAAATGCGTTGTATGAAAATGATAACGATGCAAAATCCGCAGCAAGAGCCATTGACCTCTATAAGTCAGACAAAGGAATTGGTAAGACAAAAGAGAAGTCAAATGATGCAAGTGCTGCTAAAGCAGTCTCAACGAAAAGCAAAACGTCTGTTTCGGAAACTAACAACTCAGTAACTTTTAAAGAGTCTACTGTTGAAAAAATGAGTGCCGATGAATATGAAGCTAAAGCTGATGTAATCATGGAAGCTATACGTTCCGGTAACTTTATATACGATTTATCTGGTTCTGCTAGATAAACAGTTGACAAATAGTTATTTATACATATAACTAGTATCAACTATAATGTGACCCCTCCACGTGGACAACTCACATACTAAACGACACTTGAAAGCCTACCTGATAATATGAGCCTACACTTGATTAGCTATCAAACGTACAACCTCAAATGTTATTAGCCGATGACGAGTAAATTTTAGCACTTCGGTGCATTTGTTCAATTTTCAAAATGGAGATGAAAATGGCATTTAAAACTGCAGCAGGTTACGGTAATCTGCCCAATGGTAATTTCTCCCCAGTTATTTACTCTAAGCAGGTTCAGTTAGCCTTTAGGAAAAACTCCGTTGTCGAATCTATTACAAACTCTGATTATTTCGGAGAGATTAGCAACATGGGTGATTCCGTTAAAATAATAAAGGAGCCAGAAATCACCGTTAAGGAATACGCTAGGGGTGCAAACGTGCAACCTCAAGACCTTGACGATGAGGACTTTACATTGACTATTGATAAAGCAAACTACTTTGCTTTTAAAATAGACGATATAGAAGAAGCTCATAGTCACGTAAACTTTTCTTCACTAGCAAGTGATAGAGCTGGTTACAGACTTAAAGACAACTTCGACCAAGACGTTCTTGGTTACTTGTCAGGATTTGCACAGTCATCTAATAATGCTGTGGCAAGTTCAGCTAACTCAACAGTTAACGGAAGTAAGGCAGTAGCAACTGCTGGTTCAGACGAATTGTTGACAAGCATGAAGCTAAGAAAAGATAGCTTTGGTAACATCACTACTGCTAGTGCTGGTGACCACTCTATCCCAATAGCTCCAAGACTAGGTGGTGCAACTGCACAAGCAACTGCTACAGCTACTCCTTTACAGGTTATAGCTAGAATGGGCAGATTGTTAGACACTCAGTTTGTAGACACTGATGGTAGATGGCTTGTTTTACATCCAACATTTATTGAAGTACTCAAAGATGAAGATTCACGTCTTCTAAATGGTGACTTCGGTGAATCAGGTGGATTAAGGTCAGGTTTATCTGTTGGAAAGATACATGGCTTTGACGTGTATATGTCCAATAACTTACCTTCAGTGGGTACAGGTCCGGGAACATCTGGAACTGCTAACCAAAACTCAAACTTTGGTGTTATCGTTGCAGGACATAGTTCAGCAGTAGCTACTGCCGAGCAAATCAACAAGACAGAGACTTATAGAGACCCTGATTCTTTTGCTGATATTGTTCGTGGTATGCATTTGTATGGTAGAAAGATTCTTCGACCTGAAGCAATCGTTACTGCCAAGTATAACGTAGGATAAGGGAGATATAAATGGCTACTTATGATTTAACCTCTAAAGATACCACTGGCGTATCTTCCGATTCTATTGCGGCTATGCCATCAGCTAAAAATACTCACGCAATGAGAAATATCGAAGCTTATCTTGATATTGATGCGTTAGTAGCAGCAGGTGGAAGTTTTGCAGATGGAGACATCTTTCAGGTGTTAGAAATCCCTGCAAATACTTTAGTCATAAACGCAGGTGCAGAAGTAATGAAAGCATTTACTTCAAGTTGTACTCTTGATATGGACTTTGCAGCAGGTGATGACATTATTGATGGTGCAGACATTACATCCACAGGCTTTTGTGCCGCAGGTAGTAATGGTCAAACCAACACTATTGTCGGAAGTGGAGCTTCAACTTATACTCAATTTGTAACTACTACAGATACGATTGATGCTAAGATTGCAGGTGCCGCTCCAGCTACAGGAAGACTTAGAATGTATGCCACTGTTATTGATTTAGCAGGTCATGGCTTAGATGATAAGCCTGATGAAGTTGATAGAGACCAATTAGCTTAACTTATATATGAAAGAGCAGGGCAACTTGCTCTTTCATTTTACATAGGAATTATTATGGCAGAAACTTACCTAACACTAACAAATAAAGTAATAGCAAGGTTGAATGAGGTTGCACTAACTTCTACAACCTTTTCTAGTGCTAGGGGTATACAAGTTCAATGCCAAAACGCAGTTAATGAATCTATACGTTTTATTAATCAGCGAGAGTTTAACTATCCTTTTAATCATGCTACTGCTACTCAGACACTGACAGCAGGTGTGGTTAGGTATAGTTTACCTACTTCTACTAAGACCGTAGACTACAATACATTTAGAATAGTCAAAGACAGTGACTTAGGTAATAGTGGGTATAAATTAAATCTACTTGATTATAATGATTATATAAATAGAGTTATAAATCAAGAAGATGAAATAAATACTACAACAACTAGTACAACCCATACAGATAGTGTAACAACTATAACTGTAGCAAGTACTACAGGATTTGATAGTGCAGGTACAATAGTCATAGGTAATGAAACAATTACTTACACAGGAGTAACTAGTACTACATTTACAGGTTGTACAAGAGGTGCAAGTAGCACAACAGCTGCTTCAATAGCTAGTGGTGTTACAGTAGCACAATTTGATAGAGGTGGTGTTCCTGAATTTGTAGTAAGAACACCTGACAATAATTATCTTCTGTATCCATTTCCAAATAAAGCATATGCAATAAAGTTTGATTACTATACTTTTCCTGATGACTTATCAGCACACGGAGACACTACAACTATACCTGATAGATTTGCTCCTGTAATTATAGATGGTGCTACAGCATTTGTATATCAGTATAGAGGTGAGACACAACAATATCAATTAAACTTTGGTAGATTTGAACAGGGTATAAAAAATATGCA